CTGGCACCATCATTCCGAGCGTCGCCCTTGTGACGGCGGCTGCTGCGATCGTGAAAGCTGGCTCTTACTTCCGCGTGCAACGAATTGGGCCGACGGGCGCTCTCGCGATTGGAGCCTGGAGCTAAGCAATGGGTGCAATAGCCTTACAGTCCGGGACCGGACGCATCGCACTACAAAGCGGCACAGGCGTGATCCTGCTGCCGAGCGATCCAGGTCCGGGGCGGCCTGATCCTGGCCGCATCACGCAGTTCCGCAGCTCCTTGCAAATCCTAGGCATGACCTATGGTTCGTTTGCGGGGCGGACGGGCGGGGGGACCTTCTTTGCATCCCTCTCAGACACCGTGGCGCTCAATGAAGCTCTTGCGAAGCTGGCAGCTGTACGGGAAGCTGAGACTGTCTCACTTGTTGAGGCCTTCGCCAGGATCGCGCAAATCTTTCGCGGTGACACTGTTGCCTTTACTGAAGGTCTAGCTGCGCTACGCACAAGAGTCGCCAGCTTGGCAGACACGGTAGGCTTGACCGAAGCTCTCCAGACCACCAAAGTATCACTTCTCAACCTTGCTGAGAGCGTCGGTCTTAGCGAGAGCTTTGTTAAGAGTGTTAATCGCGGCGTGGCTGAGAGTGTGGTTCTGGCCGAAGGCTACATCAAAGCCGTGAATCGCTCTTTGGCTGAGAGTGTGAGCTTCGCAGAGTCCAGGTTGCTAAGCTTGGCTCGAACATTCACAGACACCATAGGCCTGACGGAGTCGCTGAGCGCTACCAAGGTGACTGCGGTCGCTGGCGCGGACACGGTCACATTTACTGAGAACCTAAGTGCCACAATCATCCCTAGCGGGAGCTTTCAGCCAACGTTCTACAAGCCTCTGACTTGTTTGTATCGCAAGAATTGGAATTACTTGAACGGTCCCTATACCCCATATCAGTGATAGGAGGTTTTTGTGAGTTGGACACTTGAAAGATTCATGCGCGAATGTAAGAAGTTTGATCCGCTACTGCGGGCCAGACTGTCGTACTCAGACCCTTCCATCTACATCATCGAGCGCAAATGCCGACGTGAGTCGCCATGTTTGCGTAAGCCTTTGGAGCGCAGGGGTTGGGATGCTTGGGTGCAAGATCGAGATGGTTATGTTGAGGTAATGCGCGTGAGGCGTGAGCTGCTTGGCCATCAAGTGTTTCTAGAACTCCGCGCTCATGATATGTGGCAGTATCGGGGTGCTGGCTACTATGCAGATATGCTGGAAGAGCAAGAGCGTCAGGAACAGGCCCGGCTTGAGCGCGAGCAGAGCGACTACTTGCAATCGCTTAGTGAGGAAGCCTACGATCGTGGGATGGTAATGCAAGGAGATGTGGTTTCAGGATTTCATTCTAAGGTAGGTGGTTATGAACCTGGCACAACTCAAGACGCAGTTGCGTGATCTGCTAACAGCTGGTGGCGGGCAAAACACTGCAACTAGCAAGGATGACTTCTGGAGCGAGAGCGAGCTGGGCACTTACATCAACATGGCCCAGCAGGAAGTCTACAAGATCATCAGGCGCGCGAGGAGCGACTACTTCACTCGCATCTTGCGCAGCACAGACTCTCCACTGGTGATTAGTGGCCAACTGTTTGATCCGGCGTCGCTGGCGTGGGTCGCCGGCCAGGGCAACTACACACTCCCACCGGACTTTGTGCGCATGAAACTCATCACTGATTTGAGTATTGACAACGTGCGGTTGATTGGGAGTGATATTGCGAGGAATGAGTTCCGAGTCATTATGCAGATGTCTGGTGGCAACACGGCCAGGGAGTTCTTGTATGATATTCTTGGGGTACGCACTCTTGTAATACGCCCAATCCCCGACACTGAGCGCCAATTCGAGTTCATTTATGAGAAGATGCTAGACCCTTTGAGGGACTGGTCCACTGGTAACGTGAGCGTTGTGAATGGCAACAACACAGTGACGTTTAGTGGGATAACTGACATTCGGACGGTCTTTGTTCCTGGCGACGAGCTGATCGTGGGCACGTCCACAGCGCAAGCTACACCAGACCCAGACACGGTGTATCCAGTGATTAAGTCTCTCGACTCCCCAACCCAAGCCACACTAGCGAACGTCTATAGCGGTGCAACGCAGTCTGGTGTCAAGTTCACAGTGTCGAGTGTGTCTGAAATCCCCAAGCACCACCACTATCTCTTGGTAGCAAAAGCTGCGGTGTATGCTTTCAAGAAGGGCACCAATCCATCCTCAGACGCCGCAGCGCTTTGGCAAGCGGAGTTTGATTCTATGATACCTAGTTTGGTGAATGATGTAGAGACGCGCCAAGGCTCAGACATCGAGACCACGATGCCTTATTTGGAGGACATCTACGATGCCTAGTGCAGACCTCTCCCGCAAGCTGCCAGCTTACGCAGATGTTATTTATGATGTTTTGAGCTTTGCTGGCGGGATGAATACTAGGTCATCACAACTCTTTCTAGGCCGGGACTCCTTGTTTGCCTTGCGCAAGGACCAAGCTCCTCTCATCGTGAACTTGGTTAGGAATTCCAGCGGAGCGTTGCAAACCAGGCCTGGGCGCGTCAAGATCAATAGTGCGCCTGTGGTGCCGCCAGCAGGCGACTCCGTTATTCGCTCTTTGTTTGAGCTTCGCACTCAGAGCGGTACGAACGTGATATTGATGAATGCTGGTAACACAGTGTACAAGCTGGTTGGCACAACTTGGACCAGCATTGGCACAGTTGCAACCAACAACCTTCGCATGTTGTGGGCGCAATTCAACGATCTGGCACTTGGCATCAATGGCACGGATGCGATGGTGAGCTATGATGGGACAACCTTCACGACCGTGACTGGCGCTCCAACCAACGGCTCAGCAATTGCATCGCATAGAAACCGAGTGTGGATTGTAGCTGGCCGCACGCTTAAATACTCGGCTCTTGGCAACCATGCAGACTGGAGTACTCCCAACAACGCCGGCGCTCTGCCAATCCCAACAACTCGCGGCAGGGGCGGCACGGCACTTATCTCACTTTGGGACCGGCTTATAGTGTTCACCAGCGATCAGGTGTTTCAGGTGCTTGGCACCGGTCCATCAACCTTCGCCCTCGAACCGATCAACCTCCAATATGGCCACGAGTTGTCGCCTTATGGAGTGGTAGCAGCTGGGAATGATATTTATTATGGTTCTCAGCGAGGTTGCCACGGGCTTAGCATTGACTACTCTCAATCTGTGACTGGCGACGTAAGCTACGACTACGTCAGTGGGGTGATTGAACCGACGTGGCAGGATATTGACAAATCCAACCTCTCCAACGTTGTCGCCGTGCATGATAGTGAGAGGAATCTGTTGATCTATCTTTGCAACCGCAGCGGGACGCAGAATGCAGAAGCGCTAGTTGCAGACTACTACCACCTTGACGCCAGGGGCCGGCCTACTTGGAGTATCTATGCCAACATGCCTTTCGCTTGTGGCGCTGAGGTCTATTCCATCAACAACACCAAAGAGGTGATCTTTGGTAGTTATGATGGCTATGTATATCGACAAGACCCAGATGTCTTCCAGGATGATGGCAGTGACGTTAGTGTGCAGCTTCAGTATGTCACTGATCTAGATTTGCCTGTCTTTAGCAAGTTGTGGAGGCACATGCTGTTGTTTGCCAGCTCAACCGCCTCAGAAGTCCTGACTGGCAACATTATCTACGACTTTGGTGCATTGGCAAAAGGTTTTGACGTCAGTCTCGGCGGCGCTCAAGGTGACAGGATCGGTTCGACCTTCACTATTGGTGTGTCGCCTATTGGAACCGCCGACTACCAACAACATCGAGTGTCAATTGCTGGCCATGGGAGGTTTGCAACTATCTACCTAGCCGGCTCGGTTAGCTCGAAACTTAGCATTGGAGGGATGATATTCTATGCTGGCATTAGGCGTGCGATTCATCACTAGTTTGTTGGTTTTGTTGTTGGCTACTCCATCCTTGGCCGGTACCATCAGTCGGCCGGCCAAGTCTTTTGGTGGGAATGTTTGGATCAACGGAGTGGTGCCACAGGCCAGCGATCTGAATGGCGATATTGACACAATCTATAGCGAGTTTAATGGCAATATCTCAGATGCCAATATCAGTACCAGTGCGTCTATTGCGCCGACAAAGATCAACCCTGATGGGTTCACAGTCAACATCAGAACCGTCAACACCCAGCCCTGCACAACGTTGGAGGAGTCTGACCAGCCGGCAGACTCCAAACGTTGGGCCTTGTGTTCGGTTGGGGGAGAGTTTCGAGTCTCAACTTATAGCGACGCCGGCAGCCCTCAAGCTAACTGGCTCGCAATCAACCGGGCTAATGGAGGATTCCAGCTAGGTGGCGCCAGCGGGACCAACACAGTTAACGGGGCAACCACCTTCAACCATGCGGTGACCTTCCTTGGGAGCAGTTCGCTAGTACCGACAGGCACCGTGATGATGTTTATGGGAACAACTGCGCCGGTGGGCTGGTTGTTGATGGATGGAGCCACTAATAGTTGCACAGGCACTTCTAGCGCCAATGCCAACTTGTGTGCGCAGTTGGTTGGGCTGTTTCCAACCGCCAACTACAAAGGTGCTGCCGCAGGCACGGTGACAGTTGATACGGCGAGTGATGAGGTGATTAGTCTTGGTCATGGCAACAGTGTCGGCGACCGAGTGCACTTCAGCACCACTGGAACGTTGCCAGCGCCGCTGGGTGCCTCTACTGTCTATTGCATCGTGTCAGTGACAACTGATCGCTACAAGATCGGCACGGCTTGTGGAGGCGCGGCGGTTGACATTACGAGTACTGGCAGCGGCACACACAGCCACCATTTTAATTTTGTGACGCCAGACGCAAGAGGCAGAAACGTCATTGGGAGTGGAACTGGCGCTGGATTGACAGCAAGAACGATAGGTGCGACTGGTGGCGAGGAGCAACACCAGTTGCTGGCGTCGGAGTCAGGGCTGCCTGCCCACTCTCACACCATCAATGATCCTGGGCATTCGCACAGCCTCCAATCTGGTGAAGAGTTAGCTATTGGAGGTATTCCGGCGCTTCTTAAACAATTCTCCACTAGTAGCACTGCATTCACCAGCACGAATTCCACTGGCATCACTATCAACAGCACCGGCCCCCTGAACGCCCCCACCCCCCACAACGTCATGGACCCCTTCATCGTGATGACCTACATCATCAAGCTCTAAGGAGAACTTATGAGAGTTGACGTTGATACCAAGAACAAATCAATCTCAATCACTCTCGACGACAACGAGTGGAGAGTTGTGACACGAGCCAGCCCAACCGAGCTTCGAGATGTTCTGGCGAACTATTTCAAAAGCCGAAGCGCAGGGTTGTTGGAGGAAGACCTCCAAGCTATCTCTGCGAAGCTGCGCTCGGCTACTGAGGCCCAAGTGCAAGCTGTGAAGATGGCGCTTGGGTTGTGAGGAGGTGAGCAAATGGGGCTTTTTGGAAGTACAAAGGTTATCATACCTCCCAATCCCACGCTCAGCATGGGGGATGTCTCACAAGCTGGCGAAGCAGCCAGGGCTCTAACCGCCCAAACACCTGAGGAGCGCGCGCTGCTGGCCCAGCTTGCGGCAGGCCTGGAGGGGGTTGACCTGGGTGTTCTTGATGAGATGGCCGCGCTTCGGGCCAGGGGCGAAAGCCTAGCCGATGTGGATGAGGCCTACATGCGCAGGGCCTACCAACCTGCTTATGAGCGCCTCATGAACGACTACCAGCTCATGGACAGGCAGCTGATGGAGGACCTCAACGCCAGGGGCATTGCAGCGATTCCTGGCGGGATGAGCGAGCAAGAAGCCTACCAGCGAATGTTGCTGGCGAGAGATACAAAGGAGGCCTTGGCCAGGAATATTCTTGAAGCCCAGAACCAAGCTGTCCAGCAGAAGCTGGCCCAGTACAATGCACGCCTGGCTGAGATGAACCAGGCCAACGTGCGTAGGGGGCAGGTCTTCGACCCTTACTATGAGGCTACGGTAGTGCCTGAAGCTGAGCGCATGCAGACTAGGGTTGGGGCAGCGAGTAACATCTACAACGCCAGGCTCGGCCACCAAGCCCAGATGCACCAGATCAACACTCAACGCAAGATGGCCGGGCAACAGAACATTATGAACGCGATTGGTGCTGGCACTGGGTTGTTGGGTTCTTTGGCGATAGCTGGCGCTATAGCGAGTGACCAAAACGTCAAGAAGGATTTCTCTCCCCCAAACACTCCTGAACAAGACTTGGAGGAACTCACCTCCATTCCGGTGGCTCGCTGGCGTTACCAATTTGAGAGCGAAGCTGAGCCCATGCACACTGGCGGAATGGCACAAGACATGCCACCTGACATCTCGCCTGATGGCAGAAGCGTAGATGTAGTGAGCTATCTTGGCAAAACAACTCAGGCCATAAAGGCTCTTGCTAAGAAGGTCAACGGGTTTGAACAACTTTTGATGGGAGGTTTGTGAGATGGATTACTCGAGACTTATGATGCTGGGCGCAGGGGCTTTGCAGGGACTTGGCCAAGGGATGATGAGCCCTGAAATGCGAAATACTTACAATGCCGCCAGCGGAGGCTATGGTGATCTCTATCGAATGGCTAACGCGGCAACAAACCTTGAAGACTTGCGCCGGCATGCAACTCGCAGGCTGTCGCCAATGGATGAGGTGGAGGCTTTGAGAGCCAAGAGCATCCGTTCTCGTGCTAACGCTGGCGCGGCTTATCAAGGTCCTGGGATTGAACGCTAAGAAGGAGGTCTTTTATCCATGATGAATGCTTACGATGCGTTGTTGAGAGCAGCACAGACGAGTCGGGCCAGGCCTCAAGCCATCCCAGTTCATCACATTCTTGAAGAAAAGCCGAGGCCAACTCCACAAAACCCTCAAGCCACAGTGGTGGTTGGGAGTAATTTGAGGAATGAGATGGTCAGCAAGCTGGAGGAGTTTGAGGCTAGGGCATCTGACCCCAGTCTCCCTTTCACCGAGCGCCACCAATACCAGCAAGCAATCAATCACTTGAAGAGAATGATTGCTGATGAAGATGCTTATCATGCGACTCAGAAGGAAAGGGAAGCTGGCGCTATGGCAGGTGCGGATGTTGCAGACCTCGAGGCCGCTCGTGCCAGAGCAAGAGCTGGCGTGCAGGGCTCTGACATGAGGGGTCTTAGCTTGGAAGAGGCAATGAGGAAGGGATGGCGTCCGCCTAGCCCGCAGGGTAGGTAAGGAGGTAACCAATGCCACAAACTGAAAAGTGGTATTCGCCAGAAGAACTTGCCACAGAAATGGCGCAAGAAACTGCTAAGCGAAAGCGCTTGATGGTGACTGGGCCTCCGCTGGATCTTCCAACGTTTTCAGAGCAGGCTGAGATGGCGCGCCAAGTTCGCGCTATTAATAGGGCCAACAGTCGCATGGCGCAGGAGGAAGGAGAAGCATATTCGCCGGAGCGTTCGGCAGCAAGTGCGCCCGCACCTGCGAAGCCTGGGCCTTACGACCAGCAATTCTCTTATTGGGACTCCATGCTGGCCACAGAGGCAAAACTCTCAAGGGCTGCAGAGGACTACGACCGGCGTGCGCCCAATCTCACGCCAGAGGCTTGGCAAACTGCGGCTAAGCTAAAGCATGAATTGGCCAAGGTGAGAGAGCAGTTCTCAAAGGATCGAGACGATCCCGACTTGGCCGAAGCCTATGAGGCTTGGTACAACGCCAGGTTTGGTTCTGAACGGCAAGAACCACAAGAGCCAGGCTTGCTGAGCAAGATTCTTTCTGGTGTCGCAGACACTGCTAAGTATGCAGTCCAGCACCCAGCAGAAGCTGCCAAGGATGTTGGGTTGGGGGTGCAAACCTTTGCCTCGCTGCCTCTAAGGGCAATTGAGAGCTTGACTTCTGGTGGCAAAGGCTGGCCGATCTTATCACCTTACAAAGGCATCAGCCAGCGTGAACAAGAGGTTGCCAAGAGCCATGAGGAAGCCGGCGTGGAGCCGAGAGGTACTGGCCCAGTGGTTGCGAAAGCTCTTGGCGAAGCTATGGTGCCAGTTGGGCCTACGTTCAAGTCCGGCCAGTGGATCAGGAATATCTTGAGAGGCAGTGCCTTTACTACTGGTGCTTATGGCCTTGAGCGATTGGCTGAGAATGAGCCAATTGATGCTGGGGGTGTTACTACCAGCGGTGGCATTGGTGCTGCTATTGGTGGACTGGCGACGCTGCTAAGCAGAGGTAAACTGAAACCTGGGCGCGTTGGTGGCGAGCCTTCGGCTGGGCCTGCACCGGAGCCTTCGGCAGGACCTCCCCCTAAGCCTCTTGGGATTCCTTATCGTGATACCACGGCTGGGACTTTTGGGCCGGAAGGGGAGTTCTATGGTCCTCCGCCTCCGCCCAGACTTCCAGCTCCTGAACCCCCGGCCAGAAGCTACTACCGGGAGATGATGGAACGAGTCACCTCCAAGCCGGCGTCGGAGCTGACGCAAGAAGAGAAAGGCTTCTTGCTCAACGAACTACGAAGGGGTCGGCATGAACCGCCTAATGCTGGTGGAACGTTTGAGGCTATTGAGAGTCCTAAAGACATTAGAACTGCGGCTGCGGCGAAGGAGATTGCAGAGCCACCAGCTTCGCCACCCTATCCTGGTTCGATTTATGGACTTCCTGGGGTCAAAGCCCCTGAACCTTTGCCTGAACCTTTGCCTGAACCTTTGGTGGAAGCGCCAAAACCAAGCGCCAAAGCCAAGCCCAGCAAGACGGATTCTAAACTGGCTGAGATTTTGGGAAGGCTAGAAGCTAGAGCTCCGCAGGTTGAGAAGGCGGTGCCAGAGGAAGTTCCAATCGCAACTACGCCGTTCAGGGTTGAACCAACACCTTCGGCCAAGGTTGAGGCGCCTAGCAAGCTTGAATCGCCGGCGCCAAAAGCTACCAAGGTGGATGAGGCCGTGAAGCGGGCAGAAGAAGAGCTTCTCTCAGACGTCATTAAAGGCAAGAAGGACGTCACTAGCTTGCCCCTCGAACGCCCCCCAAAAGCAGAAGCTCCAAAGGCAGAAAAGGCTCCTGAGCCTATAGCTTTTGGAGCGCCAGAAGCAGAGCTGCCGAAAAGTGTTGGCAAAATTGCCAAAACTAAAAAGACGGCTCAAGAACTTTATGAGGAGCAACTGGCGCTTGGCAAATCTCCAAAAGAAGCACAGGAGTTTGCCGAGTTCAAGACTAATGTTAAGCTGGCGCCAGAACAACTTAAGCCGGCGCAGGAGATTCGCCTTGAGGACTTCATCAAGTCTAAAGGCTATAAAATCGAGGAAAAGGAACCGTTCCCTGGCCAAAAGTCTTACAACCTCATCAACCCTCGCAATGGCAAGATTGTTGCCAGAGGCGACCGTCAAACCATTCTCAACGCTTTGAATGCTTTGCACGAAGGCCAGGGAGTGAAGCTCTATAGCTTCCCTGGCAATCTGGATGCTTTCAAAGACATGTTTGAGGGGATGCTGGACTTGGCCCGTACCAGGGCCAAAGCACCGGCCGGCGTCTCGGTTGAGAACCAACCCACCAAACGCTCGGTGGTGAATAAGATTTTGCAACCTTTTGAGACGCCAGAGTTCTTGATGCGCAAGTATGCGCCAGGGAAGGCTGTTGTTGAGGAAACAAAGTGGGCTGAGCGCCAGATTGGCAAACGTATCAATGACTTGTTGTATAGAGAGACTCGGGAAGGTTATGAACAAACCAAGCTCTTCAGGTATTTTGAGATGCCCGAGGCTGACAGAGCCCAGGTTGACAGGGCTCTTGTTGTCGGGGATCGGATTGGGAGAGAGTTCTCACCTGAGCAATTGAAGAAGTTTGGCTTGACGGATGCCCAGATCGAAGCCTACCAAGGCGTGCGTGAGGCTCTCAAGGATGTGCGAAGCTGGGTGAAGGATATGCCTGGGTCTGAGGACCTGGACCTTGGCGATATTCCCGGCTACATTCCTCGTGTCTGGCATGGCAACATGGAGATTTTTGTTGATGGAAGTAAGTACCTCAAACCAGATGGCAGCAGCGCTTTTGGAACTTTGCGGGAGGCTTCTGTCGAGGCCTACCGAATTAAGCAACGCCAACCTGACGCGAAGGTTGAGATTAGGTTCTTTGCAGACCCAGAGTACCTTGGTGGCAGAGCCTTCCAAGATGCTCAAGTCATCTCTCGAATCAAGCGCAACTTGGAGAAGATGGGCTCCGCCCGCCCTGAGGATGTGGACAGGGCTTATGCAATGGGGAGAGACTTGAAAGGGTTTGTGAAGCATCTTGAGAAGCGCAAAGGCGAGGAGGGTTATGAGACTGAAGGGCTAGACAAAATCCTCTTCAACTACTTCCATCAGGCTGCTAAGATGGTGGAGATGAGGAATCTGAGGGAGGTGGTGAAGGACATCATCTCGAATCATGCAAGAGAACTCACCTCAGACCAGATACACTACCTGCAGAACTATGTTGAGCGCGTGGCCGGGAGACCGACGTGGGATCAGATCTGGCTCCATGACATTCTAGCGAACACGAAAATTGGGGATTGGTTGGATCCGGTGCATGGGAGCAAAGCTCTTTCAGACATTCGCCAGCTTGTCAACCACTTGACTCTTGGGCTTGGTAACATAAGCTGGGCCATCGTCAACGTAGATAGCTTGATTCGCCACGCTTGGCCAGCACTGCAGCGGGAGGCTAATGCCATTGGAATGGCCAACCCAGCGGCTGCTGAGAAATACCTGGCTTCTGGCATCAAAGAATTCTTCACCAACCGCCAGCTTCGCCAGAAACTAGCCCACTGGGGCGTGGTTGATATTCAACATATGAGCGAGAAGCGCCCGCAAATTGGCCACATTCTGGGTAAAGGTGAATGGACTCCAGATCGCGTGAGCATGGCGCTGGGCACTGCAACTGAGGAGTTTGTGCGAGGTGTCTCGGCTATTGCTAGGTATCGGATGGCCAAGGATATGGGGGCCAAGGAGCTAGAAGCCCTCCAAGCTGCCGCCAGGTTTGTTGATGAGACCTCTGGCCGCTACACCAGAGCTGGCAAGCCTGCGGCTTTCACAGGAGCTCTTGGCGAGACCATTGGCATGTACAAAACCTACACCTCAGTTTTTGCCCAGAATGCTTGGAAGGCTTTCGCTGGCGCTAAAGATGATCCTGGCGCCTTCATTCGTTACGTAATTGCAACACTGGGCGTTAGTGGGTTACTTGGCCTGCCAGGGGTTGATGATCTGGATGAACTCATCACTAGGAATTTTGGCTGGTCGCCTATCGAGGCCATGCAACGCACCATGCCGAAAGCAATCTTGACAGGCCTGGCCAGTGTTGCTCCTGGGTGGTTAGGCGTGCCTGAGTTGAATGTTGACTTGAGCAAGAAGGCTGGCGCACCAGACATCATCCCCAACGACTTGAAGTCTGCGCTCGGGCCGGTCATCAACAGATTCGCTAGTGTGGTTTCTGATCTAGCCAAAGGCGAATACAAAGAGGCTGCGCTGGACTTGCTTCCCAACTCACTGCGGGGCCCAGTGCAAGTGATTCGAGGGATGGATCGAGGTGTTGCGATTGGAAGGTATGACAAGCCTGTGATAAAGCTGCGGCCAGGGGAGGAGATCCCAAAGGTTCTTGGCTTTCCACCTGCTAGGGAGGTCGAAGATCAGCGGATGGTGGGGAGGATTTCTAGCAAGGCGGCTTATAGAGATGAACGCTTGCGCGAGCTGAGTCACAAGATAGTGCAAGGCACGGCCAGCCATGCAGAGCGGCAAGAGTTCCGCAAACTTGGCGGTACTGCAGAGCGTCTGCGTGGTGAGCGCGAGCGGGAACGTCTCACCACCCGTGAACGCCAGTTTAGACATCTGCCGAAGATCCTCAGACGCGAAGCCAGGCCATCAGTTGTCGGGGAGTGAGTCTTTGAGTGCCCTGAGCTTGGCGCGCCAGGCTGTGGACTTCGTTACATGGTAGCGTTTGGAGATTTGTTGGACTGTGAGGTTCACCGCTTCTTTGTGCGAGATTGTGAGCAGCTCCCGCTTCCTATTCACAATACCAAGAACTTGCATCAAGCGCTGGACAGTTACTCGGTGAATCTCTAGTTCATTGGCGATGTTTTCTTTGGAGAGACCTTTTGTTAGGTATAGATCCTCCAACAACTGCTTGATTGAGGGGTAGCCTTTGGCTTGCGCTACTAGATCCCAGTGTTCCATCTTCATAATAACTCCTTTACTCCTCTGTTAGCGACACCAGTCGGTAGCATCGCTTCTTGTTAACAGTGATGAGTTTGACTACGTCTGCTTCTATTAAGGTACTTAGGATGATGTCAAGCCCGGCGCAATCTAAGCGGCGATAGACTTTTTTCATAAGAGTGCTGCGATCAAGAACCCCGCCGTTGCGCCGGAGGACTTCTATTACATAGAGCGCCAGCTTACCCCTGTCGCTGGTGTCAATCATTTTGGCCACATCTGCACAATTTGCATGGGCCATTGCGACGATGTTGAAGGCACGTTGAAGCACGCTATCGTCAAGTTCCATGCCTCCCCCAACCAAGCTCTCACAGGCCCTAAGACACATTGCTACTTTGATGATTTGGTCAGGCTGGCGTTCGATGACGCCTGAGGAAGTGGTGGTCTCAAGTATCCTATGGTGGTGTTTGTAGTATTTGATAAACCACTCACGGCCAGAAGCAGAGAATCCCACCGGCCCAACAAACTCCTTGTCGATGTTTCGCAGGCCATTCACCAAGTTCTCACGAATCGTAGGATCAACCGGAACGGCAAACGGCACCACTCGTGGGGTGCTGTCTTTGATTACGATTGAGAGCCGGCTCATCAACCCTCCGCCGGTGGCTGCTTGAGGGATGGCTCTGCTGATCTCGCTTGGGGTAGTGGCGCCAAGTAAACACACAAAGATGTTTTTGAGCTTCTCCACCCCTCTCGAAATAGTCTCAACCTCTTGTACATCTGCGCAATCATAAAGACGCGTTAGCATGGTGATGAGGGAGGCGTTGTATTGTTCGGAGCCTAGAAACACTGTCAGCTCCGGCGCCACAATAACGCCTTCGGCACGAGACTCGATCTTCATTCCACCAGACTCTTTAACCTTCTCAATCGGTTTGGAGAGCCTCCTGGCCAGTGCTTCAGGTGTACACTTCTCACTTATGATCCGCATTTCTGGCACGGCTTCGCGCATCAGATTAACCCCGATGTTGATAGCAGTGGTTTTCTTGCCAATGCCAGGAGGGCTTACTAGGATGGTGTAGAGGTTTGGGTAGAGTTTGTGATAGACATTATCAAACCAGACCTTTCGGCGCAAGGCAGAAGCTACAACAGTGAGACCGACCCAAACATGGAAATCCTCCGGCGCCTCATGGCCGGCGGTGTAGTCTAGGTAGTCTCTCAACCACCCGGGTTTGATGTTTCGATGAAGGCTCTCCAACCCCCAGCAGAGCTCTGGGTTCATAAGGAGGTTGTTGAAGGAATGAGAGGAGAGTTCAAGCTTCTTACAAACCGCATCTTGCACAAGCAAAGGATCGGGGAGTTCGGTCCAATACTTCCTGATGAAATTAAACAGTTCGTAGCGAACGGCACTTGGGGAGTCGAGACTGATGTCTTCGATGAGTGCTAGGAGTTCTTCGGTCTTTGTCATGGTTTGAATTCCTCCATGCTTCCCCAACTACGGCCTAGCTTTGCTTCAACTGGGAACTTGACCTCTCTTCCGAACACCCGCACTGGCGTTTCCATAAGCTCTTTCAGCTTCGCTAGTTCGCTGGTGCTGGAGTCCTCTTGCACCTCAAACACCAGCGAATCGTGAACTTGGCAGATGCAACGGGTGGAGGGGAGTAGATGTCCCTGGCGCTTCGCTCTATCAATTCTCACCATCGCCCTGTTCATGATCCCGCTGGCGGTAGCTTGAGTGGGCCAGGAATAGGCCACTTGGCGGCGTTCGCCAGGAGCACTGTAGAGTACACGCGGGACCCCAAAGCCATCATGGAGTATGCCTGTTTTCTCACACTCTGCCCAACAACGGTTGCGCCAGGCAAGGAGTTCAGGAATGCCAGCATCTAAGCGTTCCGCCATAGGCTTTAGCTCACTCACTGGGTGCCATTCGCCGGTGTCGACTAGGAGCTTGTCTGCCACTGCCGCCAGCGAAGCACCATAGTTACGCGAGTACACAAAGCGCTTGCTGAAGTTGTATTCCGCTGCTTGTTTGTGTTTGTCGGTTATTGGGCGCCCAAAGATGATTGATGCTCGGTAGAGGTGTGTGTTCTGGCCCTTCTCAAACATCTCAATCAGAGTCGCGCAGCCAGAAGCATAAGCTGGGATGCGGTCCTCAAGCGCCGAGTAGTCGAGCTCTGCGAGCACAAACCCAGGAGGGGCGATGTAGATGTCCTTGATGTTGATTCCGTGAGTGGCGCTGCGTGGGAGGTTTTGGAGGTCTGGATCACGACTACTCAAGCGCCAAGTCACAGTGCCATAGAGTCTGAACTGGCTGCGCACTCTACCGTCAGACCACACAACCGGCCGGAGGTAGGTGCCTTTCTTCTTGCCAAGATCTCGATATGCCAGGATGAGTTGGATTATTGGCTTGGCCTCTGGCACCTCAATCCCAGCCTTCAACAACGACAGTTCGTCGCTAGAGACACCTTTCTTGGATTGATTCAAGTTCAGCCCAAGATCCTTCTCAAGCACTTCAATAACTTGTTTGGAGGAGTTGGGATTGAATGGATAGCCTAGAGCCTCTTCAAGCAACTCAGTGATTTTAGATTGCTTGGCTTCGCACTCCTGGCGGTAGTGGGTGATGAGTTCTCTATCCACCAACATTCCGGCGCGTTGGATGGCTAGGACAATCCATTGCAGTGGTTCTATTACCTCATCATAATAAGCCATCGCTCAGCTTTAGCTCCTTCATCTCAGCATCGAGTTGAAAGTTTGTAATGTAGGTTGCGATGCAATCGAGAACGTTGTAGCGGCGAACTACGTCGTCGGGTGCCCAGAGCATCCCCCCATGACGCCTTACGTCACCTTTGTAGTAGGGGAGATCGGTGTAGATGGAGGTTAAGAATGCCAAGCTATGCGGTAGCTCTGTGGCGACTATGTGGTGTTTGATTAGAGTGTCAACGACAGTGCCATGGCGGAACTTCACGCCCAAGTCCATCAACACCGGCAAGTCAAAGGTGAAACCGTTCTGGGTGATTTTGAGGCAGTCGCTGGCGAAAAGCTTGCAGAGCGCTTCCCAAGCCTTGAACTCCTCCCAATCATTGTGCCAATAAGGATAGCCTCCTCGGCGGAGGAATGGTACGCACAGTGCGTCTTTGTGCGACCACGCCAGCCCAACACACAAAACGTTGGTTTGTTCGAGTTCTCCAATTGTCTCGATGTCAAAAGCCACGGCAAGGTGGTTGGTGAGAATGTGGTCGATGGTGGAGGTGATGTCTGATAGTGAGGGGTTGAGGATGAAGTTCTCCTCCCTTGGCGCCAGCTCACCAGAATGAGAATGCTGGCGGACCTTTTTGAGGTCTGTTACGGTAATGGCCCAGTACTCAGGATTCCCACGTGCGACAAAAGAAGGGTGGACGATTGGGATGAGTTTGCCGAACTCAGTCTTAAAGATGTGACCCCGGAGTTGGGTGATTCCGGCCGGCGCTTTTGGGAGCAAGAACTTGAGCGCAGTCTCCCCAACCGCTACAACGACGTTGGGACGAATCTTGCGTAGCTCATCCACAAGATAACGTTGAGTGCAATGGGAGATTTCATCTTTGGTTGGGACACGATTCCCTGGCGGTCTACATTTGACTACGTTGGTTAGGTAGTAGTCGGCTGGCGACAGGCCTGCTTGCCACAACATGGTGCGAAGCATTCGGCCAGTGCCTCCGACAAAAGGCCGGCCTTCGACAGCCTCGCTCTCCCCTAGCGCCTCCCCCACCAAAACAATTCTGGCCTCGTGATTACCTTCGCCAGGCGCAAAGCCTTGGTTGAGGGAGGCACTAGGACACCCTGCACACTCACTCGGTTTAGTTTTCATATCTCACCGTTCGTAGCGTCGCCAGTCTTGGTAATCTTCTCTCAGGAACTCTCTTTTATCTGGCCAATAACTGGGGTTGTTGTGGTGGGTCCAGAAGTCATTGGCCCACTTCATGGCTTCATTACAATCCATAGCTCTCACAAACGTAACTGCCCCAAGAGCAAACCCAAGCACAAAACCGGCAACGAAGGCTTTTTGAGTTTTCATTTGGTCCTCCTCATCACAACAATATCACCGTGGTTGGGGAGTAAGAACTTCCCTTGCTTTGCAGCTTCTACATCAAAACCTTTGTAAAGAGTGGTTGGGTAGGTGACACCTATGCGAGTCCAAGGAGTCATGCCGGCGTCGAGAAGTAGTTGGTAGGTCTTGATGGGCCAGTCTATGTAACCTTCAGGTAAACCTTCTGGAAGTCTGAAGTACTGACTCATGTTAATGACTGCCACGAAACCTCCAACACAAACGGTTTGCGCAGCATCGCGCAAGAGCTTCGCGTAGAAGGCCTCGAACTCTTCTAGCGCCAGCCGACTGGCCGAGGCGTCTGAGTAGCCTTCATCCTTCATGTTCCAGTAAGGAGGGTCCATGAAGATGAGCGCAGCATCTTTGGCCTCTTCTGGGAACCCTTCTTTGATGTCATGCTGGATGATGTCTGGGCGTTTGGGGGCTACGTCGTAGCCTAGACATTCTCTGCCCAGAAATGATGCAGCGTCAAGAGTACTCCCACCGCCAGCCATAGGATCAACCACCAGATCGCCGGGCTCTGTAAAATAGTAGATAACGTTGGCCGGGATCTGGCCCGGGATTCGGCCAGGGTGGGGTATCCCAAATCGTGGATCGTTCTCAGTGAACTGCCAAGAATTGTAGAATCTAATGAAATCGGGTATTTCGGGTTCAGATTCGCTGGGCTCTTTGATGAGAGGTCTGAGTGCCTTGTAGGCAGCGTCGATGGAGAGTTCTCCCCTGTCGACTTTCTCGAGTTTGGCTTTGGCATTCTCATTCTCCTTGGCCAGTTCATAAATTTTGGCAAGTTTGCCAAAACTTCGCGGTTTCATCCCAACAGCTTCCGCCACCACCGCCCTGGTGTCGATCTTTTCCTCAACACTAATAACACGGCCAGCTCCGAGACGATTACGAGCGGCCTTCTCAGCAATAACCTGCTGAATAAGTTCCGCTTCGCGCATCTTCTCAGATGCAGTCTTGTCACGGTAACGATTGTACTCAACGAGGAGTTCACGATCATCACCTCCTTCGCGGAACTCAACTGGCACTTGGGCCAGGCCTAGATGCTTGGCGACTGCAAGCCGGCGGTGGCCGGAGAGGAGTTTGTATGTTCCTGGCCGAACCACCAAAGGCGTTAGTATTCCATGCTCACGCACCGAGCTCTCCATCTCAGCAAAGCCAAGGCACGTATCATCGAAGGTTGTGTAGATCTTTTCGTTTAATGGATCTGGCTGGATTAGGTTTGTGTCTATCATTTCCATAGGCTATTTTGCACCTCCTTGTTCTTGTTGGTGATTCTATCTAGCTGACTGCGTAGCTCATCAATCCCAGCATCGTTTCTGATGTAGCTATCAACTGGGATGAAGAGTTGTTCTTGTTCAGTTGGGTGGTCGCCGGCGCAACCAGCGAAGTTGCTGATGCGAATGATGCGATGGATGGTGCCCCCAAGCTCTCTAATTGCGTTAGCTTCGTTCAAGAACCTCACGTCATCCACTACGACTTTCTGGCCTTTGCTTAGAAGCTTCTTGGCTTTCGCAATGAATAAGTTGGCCCAAAGATCCTCCCCTATGAGCTTGCGCCCCCACTCCGTTCCGAGAGTTTGCATGATGTAGCGAGGCGTGTGGTTGCACCAAGTCGGAAGGGGAGTGTTTTTGGCATCTCCATCCAACTGTTCTGGCGTGAATCCCACTGCCGCCAGCATGGATTTGAGGGAGGAGGCGAACCTCAATCTAATAAAACCTTGTTCTTCAAGAAGCTTGGCACAAGTAGTCTTTCCGCTGCCGGCAAAACCTGTGAAACCTATCAACTCACCGTTCATTTATCCTCCTTGGCTTTCCACTTCCGGACCATCTCAAGCACGTCTACATCCACAAACCCCACCACGAACAGTTCGCCGGGGTAGATGATGCTAGGATCTCTCACCCCAAACTCATCAAACTGAGGGTTGAGGGCTGCGAATTCTGGAAACGTCAGTCCATGGATCTTGCATATCGAAAGGATGGAGTCACCCTTTCGGACTTTGTAGAGCTTCGCTACCTTGTTCATTGGGAGCTCCTTCCTTGAGAGATTTCAAGAACGCCAGTTCAGCCCTGGCGGCGGCGAGACCTTCAACCACGTTACCTTGCGCTAGCGCTTCTTTGTATTTGACGAAAGGTGTAGATGCGCAGTATGCTACGTTAGTGGCTTCGGCTACTATGCATCCTTGGCAATGCTTGCCAAAGTACATCTCACACAACCCACAAGTATCTGCTTGGCCATCATAAAGTAACTTGCCGGTCCGTTCGATATAGTCTACTACAGTTTCCCACTTGGCGATGGACATGTCGAGAGCTGCTTCGCTGGAGGCAATAGACCCAGGCCAGGCTGGCCCACGTTCTAGCTCATTATTCTTAATCACGAATAAGTCTTTCATTTCTTGCCCTCCTTCGTTATTGCATCCACCACCAGCTTGGCTAGTTTGGCGGCCTCGAACTTAGTGAGTTTCACCCCAACATGTACATCATCCGCCAAGAACAACAAACTAACGTACTGGTTGGATGGTTCTACCCTCACAGCATAGGTGACTACTTCTTGGTGGTGGTCTTTGAACATGTTGACTCGCAAGAGAGCAGTTGGGCTTTTCTTCATGGCATCACCTCCATAATCCAAACAAAACCCAAAACGCCAACCAAAGCCAACCACCCGCAGTGAGTATGATTATGAGCATACCGATGAGAGGGCCAAAGTCTCGTTCTGGCTTGTGCCTCATGCTTTCGATTAGCTTCAGTCTTTGCATTGTTCCGTAGTCGTCCATGTTCTACCTCCCTTTGTTTTGGGCTGGCGGGGGGCAAGCACCCCGGTCTTGTTGCGGGAGGAGGCCGCCATGGATGCGGTCCAGGGCCCGCTGCGCCCCGCCAGCTTCGCTATTTAGAGTATTTAGAGTTAGAAGTCCATATCAAAAGGCCTCAACACCCTCGCAATGTCAGGCGCTTTGTAAGTGTTTGGTTTGATCCATTTGCCTGTCTTAGGATCATTCCACCCTCCAATTTTCGTCATATTAGAGCGGTGGATTTCATCAAACACAGGCTGAGCATCAAAGCCAAAAGCAACCGCGGTGCCGTAGACTACATAGAGCAAGTCTCCGACTGCGTCCGCCACCTCGATAATGGAACGATCTTGGATGGCTTGTTTGAGTTCTGAGAGTTCCTCCTCAATCAACTTCACCCTCAGCTCTGCGTCCTTCTTAGGTGGAAACTCCGGCTCCACCCCGATGTAATGATTGAATTGTTGGTGGAAGATGAGAACTTTTCTCTGCTCAAACGTCATAGGTGCCTCCTTGCTTTGGTGAGGGAAGAGCCTAACTTGGCCCTTCCCCCACCTTGTTGCTGGCGCCAGCTAGGCTTTCAGGAAGTGGTCGACAACGTTCCTGGTTCTAGCTCCTCCACTGCGGCTATCCTCATAAGTCTCAACCGCAACGGCCAGCTTGAGGTTGGCCCCAACGAAGTCTGCTGTGTCGGGATTCTCAAGCGACACACCACAGGCTTCGCAGATCTCGCGCATCTTGAAGTGTTCCCATCCCATCTCAGCACTCTTCCAAACAGTATGCTTGATGGTACGAGGGACGCCTGGTGCGATCTCAGTGCCTGGGTCAGTGAGTTTGAAGGTGAAGGCAAGGCCTGGGGTCTTCTTCTCCTTGCTCTCCACCAGCTTCGGCTCCTCAGGAATGAAGGCCGAATACACGCCGCCAGGAAGGGCCTCGATCTCCTTCACATTATTTAGATTAGCATCGATTCTCATTGCTTTGCTCCTTTCGATTGAGATTGAGATTGTTTTGAGATTTTCTCCCACATCTTCTCAAAGTCCGGCTCCTCTCGAAACGAGAGAGAAGCTGTCTTGTCTCCTGCCGGCCACAAGTTATCGCCAGCACACTGCACCCAGTAGTCAGGTTCCCCTCCAGCTTTCGTCGTTATGACGAAGTGCAGGAAGAGATTGAACATGGGTGGGATTTCATCTGGGAGACTTTTGCCGGGGACCAAAAGCCTCCCAACTGCACGACCGTAGATCTCCTCTTTCTCCAGTTGCTGGTGGAAGGTCACATAGGTCATTGCAGGGAGTTCCAGGATTTCCTTCAACCGGACCTTTAGCCGCTCTCCAGCGAGGCCCCAGTCCTGGATCCTGGCGCCGTCTGCATCCGAACGCCCGTTGATCTTCATGATGTAGTCAAAGATCGCCCGGTGCATCTGGCCGCCATTCTCAACACAAACCAGGTCATAGTCACACTGCTTCTTGAGCGCAACTATCTTACGCACCAGGTTATCATAGCCGGTTGTTTCGGGCATGTTAAACTGGTCGAACTCCACCCAGCCGGCGATGTCTGCCTGCTTCGCAATTGGAAGCAGGTTATCCCGACTGTCGAAGTTGAAGATATAGCACTTCGGATCTCGCCCGAGTTGCTTCTTCAAGCTTCGCAAGATAGTTGCAATGAAGCGGGTCTTGCCTGCCATAGGCTGACCATAACCCAGGATGTTGAGCTTTGAGAGCTTAACTTCCGTTAGGGATGGCATCTTTTTCACCTCCTTTCTTTAGTAGAGTAACTGAGACATACCACACTCCTTTCTTGAGAAAAGTATGAATTGTCCACATCTCCAGATCCCAACAACGTTCCCGCCAGGTTCTGGCCAGTTCGGAGAATCCTTCTGGCGTTGCTGGGGCTGTTAGGACTTCTCGCTTCTGGATGCCTGAAACCATCTTATCCTCCTTTCTCATCCTCCTTTGCTCTGAAGCGTAATACTCACGTGCCATTCTGCGTTGCGAGGGTCAACTGAGGCGCCCCAGATTTCCATGGATGGGTAGAGTTCACCCCAAATCCTGGCGAGTTCGGCCAGGCCTTGGGGAGTAGCTTTTGCACTCAGAATTACTTGTACTTCATGATCGACCTCTGTGCTCATGTTCCCTCCTTTGGTTTTGGTTTGCGAGGCTGGTAGAAAGTCTTTATCATGGCTTGGTCTTGGTAGAGGCACAACTTGCGATAGTCACATTCACCCCAGAGCTGGACGCATTGGGCGCCGGCCTTCGGCCAGAATCCGGTGCGTTCGCAATCTTCAATCTCACGACGGATGGACTGAATAGTTGGCACAAACTCAGCCACCTCAGATTCGCTGTAGTGGATGGGTTCTCGGTCGAACTCACACTCAAGCGTCTTGGTGCCTTTGAAGCGAATGCCATTCACCAGCGAATGCACCACCTCATTGCGTTGTTGCGAGAGCGCAATGGCGTAGCCTTTCAGGCTCAAATCAAAGCGGAGCTTCTTGAACAGATGCGTTAGCTGCATCGAGGTAGTTTTGTGGTCGACGATGTAGACCACCCCGTGCCACTTCGCAACCAGGTCCACGATGCCTGTGTGGATGTAGTCGCCAGCTTGGACCTTGACGGGAAGTTCGACTGCTATTGGCTCCAAGTCATCCACTTCGTATTTTTGGCAGTATTGGTCGAGGGCTGAGATGAGTTCCTCTTTCAGCAAAGGAACTAGGTTCTCATCCAGTCTGAAATTCTTTATTGAATCTATGGCATGCTTAATTGCCAGCACCACCCGGTCGGCATAAGGTGTAGTGGGCTGGTGGAGCTTTAGTTCGTAGAACTTTTGGAGGCCGGCGTGCATTAGGGTGCCTTTGGTCGGTGCCAGCTTCGCCTCCAGAGGCACTAGTCCTTGGCCACCTTCTGGGTGCTCTGCCACAAACTCCCAGAAGTATTTTTGTTTGCAAGTTTGGGCGCAGGTCATTCGAGACCCGCCCCAGTCAGAGCCTCTAATCATGACGTGGCCTCCTTCTTATCCTTATCTAGCCTGGTGCGCAAGCTAGTGAGAGCCTCACGCATCTCGCTCCACTCATGTTCCCCATACTCACGCAAATAGATATCTAGATGCTGGCTGAGCCAGTAGACCTCGTATGGACTTAGAGTGATGGAGAGGCTTGGACTTTTGTCTGCCTCACTCCAGGTTGGAGCGGGCTCAGGCTTCAGCTCTTTGAGTAGATCGTCTAGATCCATGACTCCCTCCTTTCAGTTGCATAGTTGGGGGTGGGCCCCCACGCCAGCTACTAGAGCGTTGGCGTGAGGACCCAGCCAGGAGAGCGTTAGCGTTTGTTGACGCTGAACACTCCCTTGAAGATGCCCTGGACGAGTTTCTTCACGTCTGCAGGATCAATCTTCTTCCCATACGCGGCTTCCATCTCACCCCACTCAGCCGCGGTGAAGGAGACATACCGCTTCTCAGCGGTTTTCTTCTCCTTCTTGTCTGCCTGAAGAGTTGCTAACACATCCCCTAATGCCATAGGAACCTCCTTAAGTGCGTCTGATTGAGTTTGGCCCAGGCTACCAGACGCACTTGAGGTAGCCTGGGCTTGGCCGGACACCCGGCTCACGAGAAGAGGTCCTTAAAGACCTCCTCCACTGGTAAGGACGTATCTGTTGTAGACTTCTTGCTGGCTTTGCCTTGAGGCTTGTAGTCCCGCAAGGCAGGTATAGCAGAACGTCGCTCGCGCAGCTTTGCGATGGACTCTTTGATCTCTTCTAGACTCATCTCGCTATCGCTCACTTCTCTCACCTCCTGCTAAATCGTTCACGGCAAGGTTTGTTAATGCAAAAGCTGTGCCGAGATGGCTAGGTAAGCAGTGCTTTGACAGCCTTGCCTTCTAGCGTCTTGGGTTGGTATTCTATTGCAAGAGCTTTGTTGGAGGCCAGTAGGACTGTGATTATGTCCTCGAAGCACTCGGCTGAGGTTGAGGACAAATAGAACGCTTTGCCTCCAGATAACTTGGCGATCTTCTCGAATGCCTCCACAGTGTCTGGATGCCGCGCGGTGTAGAGCGCATAGATAGGACACCCCGCCAGCCGGCACTCATGGGCCTCGGTGTAACCTTCTGAGCCTTTGTGCCCTGGCGCATCTCCGATGAGGATGATTTGAGATGGGCCTTCATGAATGACCTCTTTGAGACCATCCCCAATCGACTCGGGAAAGTCTCCGCCGCCGGTGCAATAGACTGATCCGACGAACTCCTTCAGGTAACCAGTGTTGTCAGACCATTCGCAAGCTTCTATCGGGTAGTTGTCGCACCTTACATCCCGATACCCCACCACTTTGATTTGGATGGGCACCGTTGATTGGTTCTTGATGCCGTCAATTACTCGGTTGAGAGTTTTGGTGGCCACCTCCCAGTATGGCCCCATAGAGCTGGTGCAGTCAAACACTAGAGCGATGCGCTGGCGCCGACTCTCAAGAGCTTCCGCCAGCTCTCTCAGTTCGTCAAGATCATCCAACGAAGTTTCTCCAAACTCACCAAACTCGCTCACTTCCTTTTTTGGCTCTAGCTTGTCCATGGTTCCCTCCTTACGTTAGACGTTAGTCAGCGTAGCTTGCAGTTGAAACTTACCTCAGACTTACCTTCTGGTGACGCAGTCACGGTAGTTGTCATGGCATAGGTCTTGTCGCAAAAGTCTATCTCCTCCTGGGTAATCTTGACACTCCCACCACATCTCACTACCAATGCCTTCTCAACAGCAAGGTGCATGTTGAGAATTTCGTTTGTGACGGCCAGTTTGGCCAGGAGTTCTAGCTCACGATCCATATCATACCTCCTTAAATACTTGGTTGATGAGAACCATGATGTCGTGGTTGCCGGTGGGAGTGTCTGGATGGTACTTACTTGCCAAAATGCGGTAGATTTTGGACTTGTCCTCTTTGTCGAGTTTTGCCATGAGCTGGTCAAACTTGGTAGCGGGTACTGCTTTTGGCACTCCTATGACTTGGACGTCTTTGAAGAAGTTTTTGAGCACCAACTTTACAGTTGGAACTATTGAGGGGTGGAGCTCAAAAACTTGCTCGATTCCGTTCCAGCGCACCTTGGAACGATCCATGTCATGGAACTTGCGAATTAGTTCTTCCGCTAGCATGCACCTCAGAATGATGCAAGCTTTGGCAGGATGTACTGATAGGTAGGCCGTCTCGCTGGCCAGATCACACAGTGGGTGGATTGAGGCTGGCCGGCTCAGGTCCTTGAATAGAGCTTCCTCCAGCTTTTGCTTGCGCTCCTTCTCAAGGCGCTCACGGGCTTCGCGCAATTCGCGTTCACGCCTCTCACGTTCTTCGCGCTCACGCTCTCGCTCTCGCCGTTCCGCCTCCTCACGTCTCCTTATCGCAGCCTCCTCCATACGCCTTCGGGCTTCTTCATCGGGGACGTAAGTGCGGTATGGATCGGTATACGGGGAGCTTGTTATAGTTCTGGATTTATACCTTCTTGTGGTCTTTTTGGTCTCAGATAGAATGGACTCGATAACTCCCTTAGTAACATCATCCATAGGCTTCCTCCAGAGCTTGACCTTCCTTAGGTCGGCCTCAATTTTCATCCCTGACCCGCTCCCCAGGTCAAGTGGCAGAATGAACATTCCCAGTACCTGGGAAGGGTTGCAGTGGACACCTTACCAGTATCGGGGTTTCTTTTGTGGACTCTCACTAATGGTGAGAGCTTAACTGCCCCGGTGGTTTTGCATTTTGGGCAAGTGAGAGGCCGGCGAGAAGGCCCGGCCTCGCTTGCTTGGCTACGCAGTTCTTCTAGGATAGCCGCTAGGCTCATGCTACACCTCCTCCCAATGTGAGATAAGCGTGGATGGCTAGAAGAAGCTTCTCTGTGCAGTCTCCAATAACATCAATGATCGTTGGTGCATAGTCGTTCCACACTGGGTGGAACTGGCTATTCAGAACGGCCTCGATTGTGTGATCCAGATAGTGGATCACTGCCCGGGCGATTGATTCGCCAATTTCGGGCTGGGCGGATAGGATGGATTCCACCCAATCAGGGATGGCTTGCAGTGCCTGCCTGATTCTGGTGAGAGCTTCCTCATCAAAGGGCGTGCTGCATGACAAGGGACCGTACTCCTCAACCTCGGCTACATGACGCAGCCTGGCGGTTAGTTCTTCTTTCAGGACCTTGAGTCCTGGGTTGCGCAGGTCTGGCCCCCTCAAAGAACTCATTAATGTGTAGGTTGGTTGGTCCATGATTCCTCCTCCTTTAATTAGTTTTGGCAAAATTGCCAAAGTTAGTTTCCTATTTTGTCCACGACCACTGCCAGACTAATGATATCCATACACAAGGTTATTTCCGCCAGAATTTTTTGTGCGTGCCCTCCCCACACTGGGTGGGCTTTGTGATAGACGAGAGCCCCCATGGTGTGGTCTAGGTAGTGTTCTACTGCTCTTACCACTTGTGGTGCCAGGGGGTTCTTGGACTTTATTTGTGTCTCAGTCCACTCAGCCAGGGCTTTGAGAGCTTCTTTGAGGCTCTCAAGTTCCTGGGAATCCATTACGTGTTCAGTGACACAGGGACCATAAGGATTGTGTGTGATGCCCACTATGTGGCGCATCCTCCCGGTGATTGAGGTCTTAATTACCTGGAGTTCAGGGGTCCAGACATCTGGACCCCGTAACCCCATTAACAAGGTCACTCGCTTGACTTCCATGATTCCTCCTTTTGGTTGGATTGGGTCTAATGTTGGCTTTTTGCCGCGGCCGTTATTATTTCAGCTGTCGTCGATTATAGCGGCATGCTGCAGCGTTGTCAATATGCCAACATGACAATTTTTGACGTGCAATGTTTGTGCCGAATTTCGCCAGCTTGCGCCAGCATGCACGTTTCATGCCAGCTTGTCGGCGTGCAAACAGCATGCCAGCTCGCCAGCTTGCAAAGTGAATGCCAGCTTGTGCAGCATGCGCCAGCACGTGCTTCATGACGCAAGCGGCGCGAGCTTGCGTAAGCTATTGAAAAACTTGCGACTTCTGCACTTCCCAGCACGTTCCGCTCACGTAAGTGATTGAAAAACTTGCGACTTCTGCATTTCTGCAACTTCTACGCTCGCGAATTGTATTATATATAGCCGACAAACAACATTCATCAATTTTTTTTGATATGTATATCATTTATAATACACTCCCCGCTCATTACACAAAAAAACAAAAAAACGTTGACGGCTGCAGAAGTTGCAGAAGTGCAGAAACGCGCGTGTTTTCAATAGCTTGCGAAATTTTTTCGTGTAGATTGGCAGCAGAACTTGCAGAACTTCGTTGTTTTTCAATAGCTTATGCTGGCGCTCGCTCACGTG